GGGACGTTGTACAACTAGATAGCAAGACATTTGTAACAAACGTACACTGGACATACTCAGACACTGACGGTGAGTTCAGTAGCCATGCTGAGGATGTAGTAGCCTCTCAGATTGCATTTGCTAAAGAACCTGTAACACCTTGGTAACAAGAGATGGCTCGATTAAAACTAGAAACCACACGCCCGCTACCTAAACGCAGTAAGTTAAGTAGACGTAAAAAGAAAATTAGGATCGCTAAGAAACGATCTAACTTGAGGTAAAGCATGGACAACAACAACGACAAGCAGTTAGGTAGACTCGAAGCTCAGGTAGAATCCCTACAGCGTCAGATGGAGCAGTTAAGCATAGACGTTAGATGTCTGTCTAGTCTGATGTCTAAGTGGAAGGGTGCAGGTGTATTACTGCTGATACTGGGTGCTTCCTTCGGATGGCTTGTTGATCTTATCATTAAGAGATGAGCATAAAGTCCTTGACATTACTATCAGTCTGTGGTATAATGCTTCTTCAAGGTTGTAGTGCTTTAGGTCTTGTAAAGGCAGTTCTACCAGGTAACTCAGGTACTAATGTTAATGCTAATGCTCAAGTAGGAAAAGAGAACACACAACAAGTAGTTGCTAATCAGCAGAACACCAAGATCGAAGGTGAGAATGTTAATGTAAGTCAGAAGGAAACTGACACCAGCATTAATACATCAAAGGTAGACAGTCTAGTGCAGAATAACACTAACGTACCCATGTGGTATTTATTGTTATTGGTTCTAGGGTGGTTACTGCCCAGCCCACAAGAGATATGGGCAGGCTTTGTCAACTCAATAGAGAGATTAATTCATGGCAAGAAACGTAACAGCCGTAAAAACAAGAACAAACGATAGCGCAAAGGTTGATATGTATACTGTACCAGCAAAGAATACTGCTGAGATACACATGATTTATATCTTAGCCAGTGCTGGTAACGAAGATGCTGACTTGTATTGGTACGACAGTGCTACAACAACAGAGTACCCCCTAGCTCACGCTAAAACATTACAGTCTACTAACGGTGAGTATTTATTGCTAAATAACTTACAGATAGATTTAAAAGAAAACGACATACTCAGAGTAAAGAATAGTGGCACAAGCAGCACCATAACTTACATGGTCAGCATGAATTTAGCACCTTCAATCACAACACAATTCCATAACTAAGGAGATAACAATGTACGGATACGGTAAAAAGAAGAAAGCACCTGCACCTCGACCAAAACCTAAGCCTAAGAAGTAATGGCTAAGGGTGTAAAGCATTACTTAAAAGAAGGAAAAACTTGGTCAGGTAACTACCACAAAATGCCTGACGGTAAGTTACATACTAACAAGTCACATACAGCGACCAGTAAACCTTTGTATCATTACGGTGATCTTTCAGCTACTGCGAAGAAGAAAGCTAGAGGATAAGAATGAATTATTTAGAAGTTGTCAACAATGTATTAGTAAGACTGAGAGAGGCTGAAATAACTGCTCCGACAGATACGCCTTACTCTAAACTAATCAGCACCTTTGTTAATGATGCTAAGAGACTGGTAGAAGATTCTTTTCAGTGGAACGTATTGACAGAAACACTAACAGTCACTACCTCTAATGATCTCTTTAACTACGTCCTTACAGGGGCGGGTCAACGCTTTAGGGTGATGGATGTTATTCACGCTGAAGAAGACTACTTCTTAAACCCTAAGACCTCTAGTCAGATGAACTCGTTTCTATTGAACAACAACCCACAAAGAGGTAGCCCAACCTTCTATAACTTCAATGGTGTAGACGTTAATGGGGACACACAGGTTGATTTATTTCCTATCCCTAATGGAATACAGAACATTTACTTTAACTTATACAAACCACAACCTGCACTAACAGATGCTTCAACTACCTTACTGGTTCCTAGTGAGCCTGTACTCAAATATGCCTATGCAATGGCTGTAGCAGAGCGTGGTGAAGATGGTGGTATATCATCACAAGAAGCCAGCGCACTAGCAGATATGTCTTTATCAGATCATATTGCTATGGCAGAGAGCAGACAGAACGATCAATACATCTGGGCAGCAGTATAATGTCAGGTCAACTACAGTCTTCTTCGATATCAGCACCAGGCTTTCTTGGCGTTAACACCCAAGAGAGCAGCGTTGATCTTTCATCTGGCTACGCACTAGAAGCCTACAACTGTGTGATTGATAAGTTTGGTAGGATTGGAGCCAGGCGTGGATGGACTAAAGTAAACAGTGCTTTAAATACTGACTTAGCTTCTAACAAAGTAGAGTTCTTGTACAACCTTCCTAACCCTGATGTTACATTCGCAGGTGGTAACAATAAATTATTCACACGAGCAGGTGGTTCTGCTACCTTAGTTACTGCTGTTGACGGTACAGTAGCTGACGCAGCAGGCACAGGTACAACTGCTTACACTATTACAGCTAACGAATGGATGGGTGCTAGTATTGTATTTGGTGAAGGACCAACTGCTAAACCTCATGCTTACTTAGCACAAGCTGGACACCTCCCTTTAGTCTATCATCAGCTTGGAGCAGATCATGCACATACAGGTGCTTATGGTTTCAATTTACTCAGTGACGCTGGCACAGTACCTACCACTTACGCTTCTCCTGCTGATTTTAAGCCTAACATAGTTATAGGTGCTTACGGTAGAACATGGTGGGCTGACATTGCTAACGATAAACAAACACTATATTTCAGTGCTTTACTCGATGGTACTAACTTAGCAACAGGTGACTCAGGTTACTTGTCATTGGTTGATGTCTTTCCTAACGGAGATGAGATAGTAGGTATTGCACCGCACAACGGTTTCTTAATTATATTTGGTAAAAGAAACATTGCTATCTACGCTAATCCTATTGATGTAACTACACTGGTATTGTCTGATTTAGTTGCTAACATCGGTTGTATTGCTAGAGACAGTATTGTCAACACAGGTACAGACGTTATGTTCTTGTCTGAGTCTGGTGTAAGAAGTCTGTCACGAGTTATCCAAGAAAAGTCAGCACCTATCAATGATGTATCGTTTAATGTTAGGGATGAGCTAGTAGCTTTTGTAGAGTCAGAAACCAACAGAGAAAAGATTAAAGCTACCTACTATCCTAAAGATGCTTTCTATCTGTTAACTTTACCTACTTCTAAATATGTATATTGTTTTGATCTAAGAGGCAGACTAGAGAATGGAGCAGCACGGGTAACCATCTGGGATGGTATTGAACCTGCAGCATTACACGTTACCTACACAGGTGATTTGTTTGTAGGTAAAGAAGGTTACATAGGTAAGTACTTTGGATTTACAGACAACGCAGCTACATACAGACTCAGGTACTACACAAACTTCTTTGACTTAGGTGCGCCTACTTCATTAAAGTTTCTAAAGAAAGCTAACTTTGTAGTTGTAGGTGGGGTAGGTCAGGACGTAGCTTTAAAGTATGGCTTTGATTATGTCCAATCGTATCGTTCAATAACTAAAAAACTAAGAACAGGCTCAATTGTTATTTCTGAGTTTAATACAAACAAGTATGGTGTCAGTGGTTCAGCAGTAGTAGGCAGTCAATCATTCAGTAACAGCACACCTACGACTAATACACTTACAGCACCTGATGGAACAACACACTATCAGGTTCCTTTTAAATCTGTAGAAGACGTTACAGGTGGTTATGATTTGTCTGAAGCTGTTAGATTAGATGCTAATGGTTTTTATTACATTCCTGATAATGCTAATCCAGCTGACGCTACCATTTATTTAAGAAGTGCAGACGCTTTATCTGAATACTCTAGTGGTTTAGTGTTAGAAGAAGTTCAATCAAACTTAGGTGGATCAGGTTCTATTATTCAATTAGGCTTTGAAGCAGACATAAACGCTGCACCACTGTCGATACAAAAGATAGATATTTATGTTAAAGCAGGTAAAACAATTTAAGGACAAGTATGAGTAACTATACAAAAGCAACAAACTTTACATTAAAAGACGGATTAGTTACAGGTGATGTAAATAAGATTATTAAAGGCTCAGAGCTTGATGCAGAGTATGTTTCTATTTCAAATGCTATTTCATCTAAAGCTGATCTTAATGCTCCTACATTCACAGGGACACCTTCAGCACCCACCGCCGCTGGAGGTACAACAAGCACGCAGATTGCTACAACATCTTTTGTCCAGGCAGCTTTAGCAGGTGCATATCCTGTAGGTTCTATTTACATGAATGCTACAGTAGCTACAAACCCTGCAACACTCTTAGGGTTTGGTACTTGGACAGCGTTTGGAGCAGGTCGTATACCGTTAGCTGATGGTGGTGGCTTTACTGCAGGTGCAACAGGTGGTACTGCTGACGCAGTGAATGTAAGTCATACCCATACAGCAACCACCACATCGACAGACGCAGGACACACCCATGTCGTTCCTGACGTAGCCACAGCTACTGCAGGAAGTTCTGTAACAATCGGGACTGGAAGAGCAATAGAAAGTAAAACATCTGCCTCAGGAACAGCAATTATAACATCAGCAACAACAGTAGCCAGTGCAGGTGTTTCAGCAACTAACGCAAACTTACAACCGTACATCGTAGTTTATATGTGGCAACGTACTGTTTAATTTAAAGAGGGTAGAGAAATGGGATTGTTTTCTAAGATAGCAAAAGTAGCAGGACCAGCTATGCAGGTAGCAGGGATGGCAACAGGAAACCAGATGCTGTCGATGGCAGGTAGTGCTATAGGTCAGTATGGGGCAAGCAAGCAACTTGCTCAACAAGCCGGGGAAACAGCCCAACAGTACGCTGCTCGTATGGCTCAGGCTGGTCAGCAAGGATTCTTCAGACCTGTTGATGTTAAGACACTCTACGGACAGTCTAACTTTGAGGTTGATCCTACCACAGGGCAATTAAAGTCTGCTGGGTACACTGCCTCTGATGCTGTTCAAGCAGACCAAGCTAGATTTGGTAACTTGATGCAGACAGGTTTAACCACTGCTGAACAAGCTGTTCCTTTTGCTCAACAGTATAGCGCACCTGCACAAGGTCTGTTTAACCTGGGTCAGGATTATTTAGCTGATACTCCAGAACAAGCAAGACAGAATTATATGCAACAACAGATGGCTGCATTACGTCCTTATGATATTGAGGAAGAGCAGAGATTACTTGCTATGGGCTTTGGTAGAGGAACCACTGGTTTGAGTGTTGGTGCTGGTGGTAACCCAATGCTGAAGGCTCTACAAGAAAGTAGAAACAGGCGTGGCTTGCAGTTAGCAGCAGGAGCTGAAGACGCTGCACAACAACAGATAAACTTTGGTACATCACAACTAAGTAAGGCTGCTGGGTTGATGGGTACTGGTTATAACACGATGACAGGAGCTTTGTCACCGTATCAGAACTACTTGAATCAGCAATCAGGACTAGAAGACTTAGCTAAACAACCATTCCAGATGGGCCTTGACGCAGGTGCTACCGCCATGACAGGACAACAGTATGGTGCTAATGCGTTACAGGACTCAGCGTTAAACCAAGCTAAAGTTAGTATGGGACAAGCACAGAACAAGTATGACGCCACTACTGGTTTGCTTAACAATAAAGAATTAATGGGTGATGTAGGTGGTCTTGTTCAAAAAGGCATTGGTAAGATAGGTGGTCTTTTTAGTGGGTTCGGTGGTGGTCCAGCACCTATGACTTCAAACATGGGAATGGGTATGTCAGACCCTTCTAAGTTTCAATTTGGACAGAAAGCATACTAAAGGATAATTAATTATGGCAATTGCAGATATATTTGGTCCTACTCCTGAAGAGCTAGAGTATCAAAGAGGACAGGAACGAGAGAACAGGGCAAGACAAGAATACTTAGCCAAGCTACCTAACTATGGTTCAGAGCTAGGTATGTACGCAGGAGTGGCTAGGGCTGGTCTTGAGACAGGTGAGAAACTTAGAGGTCTTAGATTGTTTGGTGAGTCACCTTCTCCTGAGATGGAAAGAGCCTCTGTAATGAAGCAGATACTTAAAACGTATCAAGGTCAAGACATGAGTAACCCTGATGTACTGGCTAAGATGTCTCAAGAGTTGGGACAATCAGGCTACCCTAGAGAGGCTATGCAGTTGATGGATCAAGCTAAAGCTACTGTTGCAACTAGAATGAAAGCTGAGCAGGCAGCTGAACAGGCTAAGTTTGATAGAAGTAAAGAAGTGCTTGGCATGGAGAAGACGCAAGCAGATATAGATAAGATAAGAAAAGACGCAGAAAAGGAAGGTAAAGGAGATAAACTTACTAAACCTATATTTGAAGATTTAGAAGAAAAAGGAAACCAAGCAAACGAAACTACAGACTTGTTTACTACTTTTGAAGAGAATTTTGGTGGTTATGCTTTTGATGTTGTTGGTGACTGGGCTGTAATGGCAGCTAAAAAGTTTCCCACAACTGAAGAGCAAAAAAGACTTGGTGATTGGTGGATGAGATACCAAAAGCAAGTTAATGCGGTAAGAAATAAATTATTTGGGTCTGCATTGACTCAGACAGAAAAAGAGGAATTCTTAAAAGCTATGGTTACTCCTGGCATGGATGGAGAAACTATTAAAAGAAATCTAAAAAGACAAGCGGAAGCTGCTAGAAAAGCATACCAAAAATCCACAGCTAATTATAAAAAGCAAGGATGGAATACCGTAGGGTTTGACGAGTATTTAGTAGGTAGTAGTTTTGAAGGTGAGTCTACTAGTGCTGAAGAGTTTGAAATCATTAGCATCGAATAACAGGGAAACAACAAATGGCTAAATATTCAGTAAGACACAGCAGTGGGAAAGTCATAACATTTGAAGGACCAGCGGATGCTAAACCTGAAGAAATAAAACAAGCTGCTGCTAGGTTGTATCAAGAACAACAAGGACAACAACCAGAGCCAGATGAGACAGCTCAGGCTGAACCTGAAGTTGACTACGGTGAGATGAGAGCCGACCAGGTTTTGTCTCAGGCAGGACGTAACTTAGTACCCTCATCGGCAAGGTTAATTGGTGACTTGTTCCAAGCAGTGACCAGCCCAATAGATACTGTAACATCATTGAGCCAGGTTATAGGTGGAGGTCTTAGAAAAGGTCTGCGTAATCTCGGTGTTGATATGGATGGTAGACCGGACTCTGAGCAGATGTTTGATTCTGTTGTCGATGGAATGGCTGAGAAGTATGGTACTGCTGATGGTTTTAAAAAGGCGTTAGCCACAGACCCAGCAAGTGTACTGGCAGATGTATCTGTTCTTGTTACAGGAGGAGCGAGTGCTGTTGCTAAGACTGCCGTTGCTGGTAGTAGAACAGCCAATGTAGCAAAAGGCGTGTCAAATGTAGCAACTAAGTTAGACCCTGTAGCTCTTGTTGCACCTGTTATTGGGAAGGCAGTAACAAAGACTGTAGGAGTAGTAGCACCTGCGGTAGCTTCCTTCACATCTGGAGTAGGTAGAAAATCTATTGAAAAGGCATATGAGTCTGGAGTAGAGGGCGGATCAGCCTTGAAACAATTTAGAGACAACATGAAAGGTGCAGACCCACAGTTAATACTTGATGATGCTCTTGCTAACCTTGAGAAGTTAAGACAAAAGAAGAACGCTGATTACAATGCAGGAATGAAAGAGGTTTCTGCTTCTGGCTCAAAGGTGATGTATAACAGAATAGATTATGTTTTATCTAAGATAACAAGAGAGGCTAATAAATTATCAGATGGTTCGATGGACACTATCAACGCCTTGTTAGACAAAGTAAAACAATCTAAAGAAATGGGATACAACACAGTAATGCAGATGGACCAGCTTAAACAAGCAATTAAGGAAATAGGGGACGCATCCAGCACTAACGGTGGAAAGGTGTTTGCTGAAGAAGTAAGGAAGTCAGTAGTTAAAGCTATTGAGGATGTTGCACCTGATTACTCAAAAGTCATGGAGAGTTATGGCAAAGCTGCTGAGCAGATGAAGGAACTGAAGAAGACTCTTAGTGTTGAGTCAGGAGGGAAAACAAACCCAGACACAGCACTGAGAAAGTTACTGTCTATCATGAGAGATAATGTTCAGACTAACTATGGTAGGAGAGTTACGCTTGCTGAAGAACTAGAAAGCATCGGTGGTAATAAATTTATAAACAAGATAGCAGGTCAAGACATGGCATCACTAACTCCTAAAGGAATGCTAGGAAGAATATTAGGTGGTGGTGCTGTTGGTTATGGTGCAGCTACTGGAGGTCTTGGAGGGTTGCTTACTCCTGGTGCTATACCAGCTTTGGCATTAGCTTCTCCTAGAGTTGTTGGAGAGACAGCACAGTTAGCAGGACAGGCAAGCCGTGTCGCTAGAAAAGCAGCGCAGGTAGTTCCGTCAGGAACCTTTAGTCAGATAACAGCAGCTCAGAGAATAACAGAAATGGCAGAGGAAGAACAATAATGGCTAACGCATTCGATGACTTATTAGGTAATCTTGTTAATAGATTAAAAGGTATTGGTGTAGGTTCTGGAACAGCAGCAGAGAACAGAGCCAAGATTGATTATCAAACAGCAAGTAACAGAGCAGCTCAAGCTGGTCAAGCTACTCCTAGTGAGTATGCTTACTATTATGGTAGTGGTGCAGACCCTTCTGTAGGATATAGTAATAATTACAACACTCCTAATAACCAATCATTTACCAGTGGTGGAGGGTATGGTCAGGGTGAAGTGTTTGATTATAAAAAGCCAGCAGGTCTAATGACACCGGATGAGGTACTCGCTGGTGCAATCCCTGAAGCTCGTTCTGACTGGAGATTAAATCAATTACAAGTAGAAGAGAATTTAAGAAGAGAAGAGAATTTAAGAAGACCTAAAGACAGAGGCTTAGGCACTTCTACAGAGGAGGCTATGTATGATGCTAAGATAGCTGAGGACAGAAGGAGACGAGAAGCATTATTACAGAATAACATCCCTGTAGAAAGACAAGAGAACGAATACAATAGGAATGAAGAAGGTGTTGCAATAGCCCAAAGAGAAAGAGAAGAAGCGGTTAGGAGAAAAGCAGTGATGGACTCTGGTAGCATGGATATGCCTTATAACGGACAAGGTTTAATGACTCCTGATACACAGGTCAGTGAGCTAAGACGTATGCAAGAAGAAGAGCGTAGAGCTGCTGTGCTAGCCTACGGTGGTGGCGAGATGTCTACCCAAACAGAGAATGTAAACACTATTGAACTAAAGCCATCTATTGTGAAGGTAGGCGATGCTCCTACTACATCAGAGATAATCGAGACGCTTGAAGAAGACTATCAAAGACTATCTGAACTTGGCGCAGACTCTGCTACTTTAAGTGAGTTAGCAAGAGAGATTGATTCTTATAGAGATAAAGAAATACCTTCGTTATCTTTAATTACTGAAGCAGGTGCTGCAGACGTAATCGAAACGAGTCAAGCACAGGTTACTGGTAACATATGGTCTAACACACCACCAACTACCTTTAATAAAAACGTACCTCATCACTACGGTGAAGATGCTATTAAGGAAGTAGAGGATGCCTACGGAATCAAACTGAATGAGCTTCAGAAGTTCTTGGTAAGGAAAGAAGGCTATAGACCAGGATGGTATAAGGACACAGTAGGTGTTGCTACAGCAGGTGTAGGCCAGACAGGTAAATATGCTGAGATGACACCACCTGAAGCCATGAACGCTAAGATAAAGGAAGTTAGAAACAAGGTTCGTGTGTTTAAGGATGTAGATTTAAAAGAACAGAAAGCACTTATAGATGCTCACTATCGTGGAGACATTAATGACGGATGGAATGAAAAGTATTCCACCTATGTTGAAGCAAGAATGGCTAACCCTAAAGATGGCAACCTCAGCTCTCTTAAGCAAGCAGCTTATGAGGAACTCTGGAATAACAACTCGTATGTTGAGATGATGGGTAGACTACAAGCTAATGTAGGCAAGGATGGAGACAAAGGAGTAATGGACAGGGTCAGGGTGTGGATGAATGACTTGTTTGGTAGCAAGGAACCACCTAAAGCTATTCAAGATAGAATAGATGCAGCTGCAAAGAAAGCAGATAAAGGATTTACATTTAAACCTAACCCTCGTGCTTCTGATCCAATGGAGTCTGGTAAGAGAGTTATGTATCATCGAAATGATCCACCACGTATTGGGGAGGAGGATAAATTTATGTTCATAGGTGACAACAAAAGAAATCGTGACTTATTTAAGAAGGATGACTACTCACCGAGAGAGTACATAAATAGCCAGAGAAGAAAAAAGTAACTAGATGGAGAACTTCATCATCAACTTCTGGGAGATTATCTCAGGACTATTGCTGGTAGTGTTCATGGCTATCACTTGGAAAGCAGAAATAGGGGCGAGGATATCTGTGTTAGAAGATAAAGTTCGCACCCTATTTGAGCTAATTAATAATAGAAAAGATTAGATATATCTGCCAAGCC